AGCTTGTGCCTGATATTGTCTCGCTTGTGCCTTGCCTTGTTGGTAAGAGCCGTAAGCACTAACGGCAGTAGAAGCAAGTAAAAGTTGTGGAACTCCCATTACTTCACCACCTTTGAATACATCAATACATCAGACTTGTTTTGATTATAACACCTCAGAATCCCGTCTGGAGTGAAACCTAATACAGTCATCCATTTGTGACCTTCTTTGAAATTCATATCAACGATAGATTCCAGCCTATGCACTCCATGCTCTTGAGCTTCTTCAATCATGTTCTTTGCTTCTCTTGTGATGCAAACCATGTGACCAGCTGAGTCTTTGCCCATCACTGACCAAACTTCTCCACGCCAAGGGGACAGATTCAAAAGACCCATGCTAGCAATGATTTTCTGATTGTGTCTAATCGTTTGAGGTATCACAACCTTATCAAAAGTTTCTGCTTGTTTATAGGCTTCTAGGCATTCCTCTTTAGTAGTACCATCAAGCTTAAAACTTTGGCTCTCATGCACTTCCATCTCAAGAATATGTTCTGCCTTAAATTTCTCAAAAGAATACATCATCTATCCTGCGTGTGTAGCTGTGGCATTATAGCAATGATTGTACATGGAGTCGGAGTGTCAGAAACAAATTCGAGTCTTGCTTTCTTCTCAGAGTTTGAAGGCCAAATCTCAAACAGATCACCAGTGAACAATGGAATCCCTGAGTCAAAATTATCTTGAAAGTTTCGAAACTCGGCAATATCTCTCGTACCGCCTTCAGGTCCAAAACTTAAACCAAGCGTTCTATACAGTCTAACCGTGACATTATTTACTCGCTTAGTCTTTCCCTGTGAAGTTCCGTCAGCCGCTCCAGCATTCAAGCGCATTGTGGTCAATGTAGCAGTATAGCCAAGACCAACAACAATAGAGCTTGCTGGCTCAGCAAGAGTGATAGAACCACTCAAAACAGTAGCGTCTATCTGCGTCGCTCCATCGGCTAGAATCTTAACTGTCTCACCTTCTAAATGAGAAAGGCCAGAAATTGTGGAGACAACACGCCGAGCAATGCCACCGCTGACATATGGATCAACTCCAATAGTGTCTTTTCCTGTCAGTGTGAAGGTATTTGTTGTCACATTTTTTACAGTGTAGTTTCCACCTATACCCGGCAAGCCTGTAACTTCACTGATTGAAACCGTCTGACCGTTTACAAAGTTATGTCCTGGGGCTGTAACAATCGCTTCACCTGCGTTTGTGATGTTCGTTATCGTGTAGCCTGTGTAGCTTAAAGTTAAACCAGAATCGACAAAGAAGGCATCTTCAGCCAAAGCACTTAAAGAAAACTTCTGGTCCAAATACTCAATATACCGAGTAGTCGAACCGTTGATAGTTCGGTTCACAATCAAATACAATTCATCAGACTTTCCATCTGGTGTAGGTATAACAGCAATGCTCTCAACAGAAACACTAGTACCTCCGACGATATGCCTAGCCCATGCTGTTACGTCCTGACTTTGATTGTATGTGCAGGAAATCAAAACACCATCAGATCGAACAAACCAAACGATTCTATCCGGGTTCTGTTGATAAGCACTCGAAATCAGTCCACCCTCTGTGATGTGTTTAGCAAGAATGTTCAACTCATTCTCTCGGTATTGCTCCGATTCAAAAGAAAATTGAAACTGAGTGAAGTTCAATCCAGAAGAATCAATAAATAATGTAGAATCGTTTATCTTAATAGGCTTAATTGGTCTGCTTCCAAGTTGGCTTTGTTGGCTCACTTGGCTATTGGTTGGCCCAAATGTTTCACTTGTGGTTATCTCGCTGATTGCAAATTCTGCCCCCGTGGTTCCTGCAAGTAATGAATCACCTGGAGAAAGCCATTCAATATCATTGATTCGATCCGAATTAAGACGAACAGTAAAAGCACTCTCAGTAGTAACCTCGCCAAAATCGGTAGACCTAAAGTTCTCAAAGTCTCCTACTACTGAAAAATCAATTTCTTGCCCCTTGGCAAAGCAAAGCCTCTCACGAAAGAAACTAACCTTTTCCGGGAAGCCATTCTCAGTAGAAAACTTACCTAAAGCCCAGCGAGTTGAAGCGTTACCTGAACCAACCACCCCAGAGGGAAGCCTGTCGATAACAGTAGCAGTAACCGAAGTAGTGCTTGAGAAAGCTGTAATTTCGACGATTCCTGCACCATAGTCTCTATAGGTCCATTTAACTCCATCGGGTCCATCAGATTGTTCTCCTTCTGTATGCACTGGTCTAACCACTTCTGATTCAGTAACAAGTGTGCTTGTACCTCCTGAACTATAAGTTGTGTAATTCGAGCTTTTTTCGTTCTTTAATTCAAATGTAGTGCTAGTCACTGCTTGAATCTCAAAAACTCTATCATTAAGTTCAGTCATCCCACCAACGGAAGCAATGCGAACAAAATCACCGTTGGAATATCCATGCGCTCCTGAAGTTGTAACAACAGCAGGATCAGCTTTAGTTATACCTGTAATTGTCTTTGCGCTGTATTCTGATCCACCATTAACAAAAGCTTCATAGTTTTTACCATCAGACTTTGCTCTATCACCTTTGGCATAGAAAGCATTTGTCTGCCAAGGCTCAACATCAACAATGCTTTGCTCTTGAAGATAGACAAGGCTCCCAACCATGTCAGAAGTAAATAAAGCCGATCCAGCGGTTAAAGTAACAGATCCAGTCTCAGCACTTGCATAAACTGTATTAGTTCCTGTGTTTAGCCTTTGAAATGGGCCACCCGTTGGATCAAGCTGAGCAATGGAAAATGTAGTTGCGCTTGTTCTTGAAAGCTTTTGAATCGGGTAACTTGGATGCACCAAGTACATAACATCACCAGATTGAACATAGTCAATTCTGAAAATGTTGTCCGAATCAAACAAGTCTGCTTGATCGTAAACTGTAGCAATCTCAGAAGCAGTGATATAACCCCGGTTTGTGTAGAACCTCATGTATTGATCGCCGACCTCAATAATGTAGTTGGTATCTCTTGAGACTCTGAAGGGAATCAATGCAGTTCTATTTCCAGCGGTTTTGACCGACTGAATGAACTTTGTTCCAGGTCTTTTAAATGCTGGACCTTGGACAGAAGAAAGAAAATTCTCAAGCTTGTAACAGCCGTTTGAGTATTTCGCTATATCTACCCTACCTTCAAGCAAAGGAGACAATTCTCCAGCATTGAAACTTGTTTGTATCGGACTCGCTTTAGGCATTACAACCTCATTAAAGTCCAGGCTGTATCTGCTTGCATTTGTGCAGGTCTTTCAATCGCATTGGACCGTACAGCTAGAGATATTGACATTTGAAAATCTGCCCTCAAGCTTTCCTTTTTTGTATTGCTTTGTGTAATCAATTCACATGCTTCAAAAGCCAACTTGTCAGCAAAAGCCTTAACAAAAGCAGAATCAAAGTTTCCTGAGTCTGTCGCATCCTTCACATAAAGGATATAGATAGGTCCAGTCTCATTGATTAAGATTTTGCGATCCTCGACAGAGTATTGACTCTGAGGATAGGAATTGTATGAATCCACATTCGGGTCAATCTCTTGGTTCTGAATGCTTATCAATTGAAGACAATCGACAGGCAATTGAAACTCTGAAGTATACCCCCAAGCTGGAGTGCTTGACAAACTTGCAAGTTGTGCCCTCTTCTTAGTAAATCCCCATCGAAACTGACGCAAAAGACCTTGCCTTACAATGTCATAGATTGCATTAATTGTTCGTGCCCTTGCGTTGTTATCGCTCAAGGAAACAATCGTTTCTTGGCCCAGCTTTACCAAAGCCATATTTGCAATGTCAACTTGTGAAGCCATTAGCTAGGAAAGTCGTTTTGTTTAATATAAATGATGATGTTCTCAAGACCTTTGATTAAATCGTTCATGCTGTCAGTATCAGCATATACAGAATCATCATAAGATATTTCAACATTACTAGAAGTTGTTGAGGTGTTTGCATCAACGTCTTCATAATTTTCGCCAAGGTCTAAGCCTCTGTATTGAGTAGCCATTTTTTATCCCCTTATAAGAAAAGAGAGTCCACCCCCGAAAGGGCAGACTCAAATTGATTTACTGTTGAATCGCTACAATAAATCCAAAAACTTTAGTTCCGATTGGGATAGTACCCCCTAGAACTTTAGCCTGGATCACCACAGGATTGATCGAATCAATCACACGAACCATCCCATCACCTGCATCCATGAAAGAAACACCAGCGTTTGCAACGTCTATACCATCTGCGAAAGCATCAACGTCAGCATTAACAGAAGTTCCATCTGGTCCAGTGTAGCCAGTATGACCAATATCCAAAGTTCGGCTTGCTCCAAAAGCATCAAACTTAACTTTAGATAATCCAGTCAATACAGCCCATCGACCAGCAGGAAGCAGAGTTAAGTTGGCTAGTGAATTTGCATCACCAGCAGCAGCACCTTGAGTGAAGGTAAACTTCAGAACTCTAGTTTTCCCAGTGTACTCGTCACCTGGTTGAATCGTAGGTGGATCAAGAATTAGTTCACCGTATTCGGTTGAATTTTCAGTAGTAACAGCCATTTCTTATCCCCCTGTTTTAGCTACCGTAACAAACGATTTGAACTACTTTTTCCTCTTCGGTTCTAGTAGCTCCTACCATGTTGCTTGCGTAAATTTGAGTTGAATAGTTCTTTGTTGGGATAATGTCCATCTTGCCTTCAATGTCTTTGTAAAGACCTAAAGCAACACCAGACTTCGCCCACATTGGAACCAAGAAATCAGAAGACCCGTCAATCAAACCGGAGTTTGCATCTGGATACCGAGAAGCATTTTGCCATTGAACATGCTTGAAAGTAATGCCCATAAAAGACTTCAATCTTCCATTTTCAATGACAGCAGTTTGTCGGTAATCAGACTTGAGAACTTCGATTTCTTTCAACAGTTCTTTGTTTTGTCGTGCAGTGATTGCACAGTAAAGCATATCTTCTTCGTCAACATCGTTTCCAAGAAAAATCTCAACTCCTGCNTTCAACTTGGCTACGTTCAAACCTGAGTTTGCCCCACCAGTTGCTAAAGGTACAATGTTGTTAGAATCGAAAGAAGTAGTGCTTCCACCCTTAACACCAGTTTTTGAAGTTGCAAACATAGCTGCAAGAATTCGATCATCACAAGCACGCTTCAAACCAGCAACAAAAGCACGAAGAACATTAGATTTTGGGTCATACGGCCCGGAAACCTTGATTACATCGTCCCAGTCAAACAGGTCAGACAGTTGATATGCAGTTGGCTCATACCATCTGCGGTCATAATCAACATTGCTATACACAGTGTCACTGTTTCGACTTGTCTTTTTTTGAGCTGTTAAAGCTCCGATAATTGTTACAGGACTTGAAAGATCACCCTCAATGCCTGATTCAATCTCGACACAATCCATCAAACGAGAGTCCATAGCTTGAGCTGCTAGACGCAAGTTTGCCTGGAATTGAGTCACCATTAAATTGGTAATATTTTGACTCATTTTTCCCCTCCAGGGATTAAACTAATACAAATTGACTTTGGTTTTAGCTTGTCCCGTCTGGGGGCTGTGAATGAACTGAAAGTGGGCCTAACTGGTTATCCACCGAACTTGTTCACCTTATATTGTGAACGCAATGTGAATAAATGTCAACTGCAAAAAGAAAAGCCTCCCAAAGGAGACTTCACTCTAAATGCGCTCTAGTAAAAAAGGATGAACTTATATTATCCCAAAGCGACCATCTTTACAAGTTGAGAATGCTTCTCAATCGCCTTGGTATCTCCTGACTGAATCTTCTTCATAAACTCAGCATCATTCATCAACATTTCAAGTTGAGCTTGTGCTCCCTGTGGTGTGTATTGCTGATTGCTGTTTAGAGGATTTCCTTTGAACTCATGTTCGCCGAATCTTTCTCCAGCCCTTGCAAAGAATTCCATTGTTTTCTTGTGTCCTAGAACTTGCTCAAGTGCTGAGATTTCCTCTTTAGAAGCTCCGAACTCTTTTGCACCATGCCTGGCAAGGGATAGATTCTTGTCGTAGTTCTGTCCCCACTCTTGCTTCAACTCTGATTTACTAACTTCTAAAGCCTGGGCTTCTGCTTCCTGCATTGCTTGCTCTTGAGATTGCGCCCATTCAAAGATTGCCTTGGATTGATCCACTGATAAACCTGTCTTGTGGGATAGTTCACTGAAGTTTTTTCCAAACTCGGTTACTTCACCTTGTTCGTTCTTCAAGAATTCATACCCTTCTGGGGTTTCTGGTCTTCCAAGCTTGTCGTAGATCGGAGATAAAGTTTCCTCGTTCAGTTCATCAGGCCACCTCAAAAGCTTGTCCTTTGGTGCGCCTAGAAACTTTTCAGCCTCTCGATAACTTTTCACCGCTTGCTCTGCACTCTTGAGCCCTTTAGCCTCAACAAAGCCCTTCAAGTCTCCATCTTCAAATGAATCAAACCAGCTTTGTGGTGCTTCGGTTTGTTCTGCTGGTGTTTCCGGGGTAGCCTCTGCTACTTGTCCTTCTACTTCCATCGTCTTGCCTCCTGTTCTTGCGCTTGAATCATTAACTCAAGTTGTGCAAGATTCACGTTCATGTATTTCAAAATATGCAACATTACTTCCCGTCTGCCTTCCATTCGGGCTGTTGCAATTGGATCAACTTTTTTAGAATCATCTGATTGAGTGGTTGATTGAAGCAAATAACAAAAGTCTGCCAGGTCTGACTTAACAATCCTTGCACTCTCATTCGACGCATCAAATAAGGATTGATACGCTGATATTATCTTCTTCTTCTCTTCCACTATGCTTTCTCAATCGTCACGACAACCTTGAAAGCATCCTCTCTCACTGCGTTAGGAAAAACACCTTTGGCTGCACCTGAAGCAAGACCAGCAATTTCCAGGAATTTCTCTGTTCCCTTGCTGATATCGTACCAAGTGCAAACTCCTGTACTGCTTGCCTTTAGTGCTTCTACTTTCTTGACTGTCTTTTTCTTTGTGGCTTTCTTTTCTGGCATTATTCAACTCCTAATATCGCATCTGGCTCCATAACTTCCATCTGTTGTGCTTGTGCTAAATCCTTCGCAGCACTCGCAGCAATTGGGGCAGCTTGTAACATTTGCTGCATTTCCATATCTTCATTCTTTGCTTGTCTGTATTGCTCCATCTCTTCTTCAGACTTCAAGAGTCTAGCTGGCATTCCGTAAATGTTCGCAAGTTCTCTCACTGATTCCTCTGCTTTGATTAGTGCAGCAACATCAGGGTCAATCTCAGCTAATGGCGCAGCAGCCTCAAGAGTTCTCAAGATTGCTATTCCCTCTTCGGATTTCGCTGCTTTAGCTAGTGGGCTCTGATATTCCACCTCATACTCTGCGCCCATTTCGAGCAATTCTTCAGGAGGTTCTGGTAACACGCCCATCATATCAAGAATATCAAGTTCTCTTGGAATCAATGGCCCAAAGAACTCAGCTTGCATTCTTGAGTAAACAGGGCCCAAAAGAACGCCTTTCTCTTGCGCTCTTTGCATAACCTCGGTTGCCGTCATCTGTGGGCCTTCCACAAGGATTTGAAACAAGTTCACAAGGAAAGAATTATTGATTGACTGTCTCCTTTGGTTCTCAAGTTCCAAAGCTATCGGAAGG